CCACAGGCAAACCCGTCACCCGCCTCATACCGATGGACAAGAAGGAACGCCCGTGGCGCGACCACGTGCGCGACACCATCCTCAACCACAAACACCCAACCATCCCACCCAACTCATACATCAAAATAGAAACCACGTTCTACCTGCCACGCCCCAAAACCATCCCACCCCACAAACGCAAACACCCCACAGTCAAACCAGACATAGACAAACTCCAACGCGCCCTATACGACGCCATCACCGAAACACACATCTGGCATGATGACTGTCAGATAACCGACGTAACCAGCCACAAACGATACGCCGACAACACCACCACCGGCGTATCCCTCACGATCACATGGAAACCAAACCAATGAAACAAAAAAAACCCGAAATCGACTACTTCCGCAACACCACACCCGGCTACAAGCTAGGCCGCATTCTCGGCGTCCTACTCATCACCCTAGCCGTCCTGCTCATCACCACCGGCACTATCGCCCTACTCAAACTCCTAATAACCTACATCCTCGCGTAAGGAACCATCATGCCCCTCAGCCAACACAAAACCGAACTAGCCCTCCAATGGCACCGCAAACACTACAACACCGAATACATCGCCCAACTACTCAACACCACCCCAGAAGAAATACAAACCATCATCAACCAACACAACACACAAACTAAACTCAAGAAAGCGTAAAATACCCCTTATGAGCAACGTAACCAGAGACGCCCACGGACGAATAACCGGAGGCGTCAACAACCCAACCGGTAAAGGCGGATTCCAAGAACGCCCACAAGACCGCAGTCGTAAATGGACAAAACGCGGCAGCGTGAAATACAACCTTCAGCAATTCCTTGAACTCACGAACGAGGAACTGGCGGAATGGGTGCAGCGTATGGACGAACTGACCCAAGCCGAACAGATCGCCCTACGCCGTGTTCTTGAATCAAAGAAAAACGGTGAGAAAGCGTTCCGCTCCTATCAGGACATCGCCAACCGTACCGAGGGGATGCCCCGCCAACAGGTTGACCAAACGGTGCAGATGTACGAGCCACCTACAATCAATGTCACGGTGAAGTGAACAAACCCGAGCCTATTATTCTCAATAAGGCTCGGGTTCCCTCGGGTGAAGACCAGCCTATTGAGAATCGCGCGCACATTATGGAACAAAACGGAACATTCAACCTCGTAATCCCCAAAGCATACGAAGACCTACTGTTCTTCCTCCATGACCGTGACAATCCACCATACCGCTACTACGACTACAGCGGAGGGCGTTCAAGCGCGAAAAGCACCAGCGTAGCCCTAGCCCTAGCACTCGAAGCCAGCATGTACCCCACCCGCATCCTATGCACCCGCGAATTCCAGAACAGCATTCAGGAAAGCGTCAAACAGCTCCTAGCGGATATCATCAGCCGCTATGAGCTTCCCGGTTTCACCATCACCCGCGAACAGATAACACACGTTAACGGAAGCGTGTTTTGGTTCAAAGGCTTGCACGAAGACCCCGAAAGCACACTAAAAGGCATCGAAGGCGTAGACCGGTGCTGGATTGAGGAAGCGCAGTTCATCACCGACCATAGCTTAGACGTGTTGCTGCCGACCATTCGAAAGAACGGCAGCACCATTATCTTCACCCGTAACCCCCTAACCCCGGAGGATGCGATAACCACACGTTTCGTCACCCACCCGAGCCAGCTCACCCAACAGCGCACCACCCACCATCACACCACATGGCGGGACGCCGAACAAGCTGGAATACTCCCGGAAGAGATTCTGCGACAGGTCGAGGAATCACGAAACAACCCAGACTTCGCCCACATCTGGGAAGGAATGCCCTACGAGAAAACAATCAACCAGATCATAAGCTGGCAGCAACTCACAGACGCGACCGAACGCCAACCTCAAACAGGCGGCGGCGTAAGCTTCGGCGTTGACGTGGCCCGATACGGAGCCGACCGAACCGCCGTAGCCATCGTAAAGGGGCGCCACCTAGTAGACCTCGTAAGCTGGAGCAAAACCAGTCTCGTCGAAACAGCGGAACGCATAATAACCCTTGCCGGAACACATCATCCAAGCATCATCAACGTGGACGATACCGGCGTGGGCGGAGGCGTAACGGATATTCTCCGCAGCCGAAACCAACCAGTGAACGGCGTCAACTTCGGAGCCAAGCCCAAGCATCCCGACCGCTATCCGGCAGTCAGTTCGGAATTATGGTTCGAGTTTGCTGAACAGCTTTCGGAAATCACCATCAACCCGAATCTGGAACACCGAGCCGAACTGTTTCAGGAACTCAGCACCCGTGAATGGGCAATCAACAACAGAAACCTACGCGAAGTGCAGCGGAAGAAAGACTACAAAACAGAGAATCAGACTGGTAGCCCCGATCTAGCGGATAGCGTCCTTCTCGCCTACTACAAGCCGCTGCAACTTCCATCGTGGGACGTTGCTGTTTGCTAGGTTTATGCGTTGCACCCGGTAGACTAGACGCAGGGTCTTATGACGAATCGAGGAAAAGTGAGCCTGCTGAACAATCTCCGTGAAGGTTTTATGAGCGCGTTCGACCGTAACCATGCGCCCAGTATGTCCCCCACACCGATGGGCGGGAACATTTGGCAGCCGATGGGCGGCAACACCATCCCCATGCACGACACCTACGATAACGTGTTCCCGTATGTGAACGCCATCGCCCAACGGTTCAGCACGGTAATCCCCTACGCCGTGGACTCGGACAACAGGCGCATCGACCCGGCCCCCGCACCGTTGACCGCGCTCTACGCGCCAAACGACACGTATTCGTGCTTGGAATTCCTCAAGATCGTTTGCGCCACCATCCTCACCCAGTCACACTTGGATATTCTTATCTGGACAACTAACGGGCCGGGCGGAGACATTACAGCCGACAACATCATCGGATATACGCTGCTACCGTCGAACAGCCGCCAGTACAATTCTTCTCGCTCGGACTGGTATCATCGCGTTACGATGGACTTGGGCGACGGAGAACGAGTCTACGAATTTTCCCGGGACGAAACCATCGCTCTCAGCTACAGCCAGCATCCGAACGACCCGACGCGCGGCATTGCTCCTGCCATGACGGTGAAGAAGTGGGCGAACGTGGACGATATGATCGCCGACTATGAGCGTGGCTTTTTCGGCAACAACGCTGTACCGGCTGGAATGCTCGGCATCGTATCGGAGAACACCGAGGACTTCCAACGCAACCGCGACCGCCTCGAAAGCACATTCCGAGGCGCGGGCAACAACAACGGAATCGTATACAACATGATCCCGGTTGACCCTATGACCCACAAGCCCAGCACCACCAGCAAACTGGTGTGGGTGCCATTCCAGAACGCCAACGACAGTCTGGACTTGCAGACCGTCAACGATGTGGTGAACAACCGATTGTCGAACGCGCTCGCTGTCCCGGACATTATTCGTGGCATCGACAACGGGCAGACCTACGCCAACGCAGAACAAGCGGAACGCGCGTTCATCGAGAATACGCTGAAACCGTTGTGTATGACGGTGTGGGATAAATGGCAGTTCGAACTTGACCGTATCACTGGCGGACTTGGGTATGGCATCACGTTCGACCTCGCTCTGCCTTCCCAAACCGACGTAGAGAAGGTTCAGGCCGACATCCAGAAGGTACGTATCGACTCGCTGACCCAGCTTTTGAACATGGGGGCCAGTCTGGAATCTGCCGTGGACGCGCTCGGCTTACCCGACTCGTACAAGCGTCTTGACCTGAATCAGCAGGCTCCGACGCTGACTATCCCAGTAGCCGCAAAACGGTATAGCCGTAATATCAAACCGCAGGAAACGGCAACTGAGAAACGCATTCTGCCCGCCACTCGAACCTACGTGGACAGAGTTATCAGGCTCGCCCGTCGCTCTCAGAACAGTTTGCGCGATGATTTGGAAGCCATCGGCGACCAGTGGATAAACGACGTGGAAGATGACCTAATGACCAACCTCGCCGCCTACGCCCGCCGTACCGGCTACGAATTGGAGCAAGTCATTACCGTGTGGGCGGAACTCCATCCGGAAAGCTCCATTGCCGTGGAAGTCGAGAACTACACTGCCGATGACTGGCGGCAACTCTACTTCTGGACTGAACTCCCCGACACCGTGCGTGAAGCCTACGTGGAACACTTGCGGAGCATCGCCAAGTCAACCAGCAAAACCATCACGAACAACGTCCTTGAACTGCTGAACCGTGCCGACGTGGAACAGTGGGACGCCGAACGCCTGCGTGACGAGCTCGAACGCATGGGCAACGATCACGCCGAGCTGATTGCCCGCTGCGAAACCGTGCAATCGCAACGGCTCGGCAGTCTCTACAGTGCCCGCAATCTCAGCGAAACGCTCGGCGTCCGACTGGACAAAGTATGGCGTACCTCCGGTGACGGCAAAGTGTGCGAATTCTGCCGTCACATGGAAGGCAAGCGAATCTCATTGGATGACACGTATCTGGCTGAAAACGCCAGCGTCGAAATCGGCGACCGCACCTACGTGAACAACTTCGAGAGTATGCAGACCCCGAACGGACACCCCAACTGCCGGTGCTACGAGGATTACGAGGTGGTGGAATCATGACTTACGACATCCATTGCAAACACTGCGGACGGTATCTAGGTTCCTGCGCCCGTGACACAATGGTTACATTGAAGTGCCCGAATTGCAAAGGCTTGTACGTGTATCGCATCGTGCTACTATGGGGGTCAGAACATTAAGCCCATTAAGGACGTTCGACCGCACCACTACCCTACTATTTGAAAGGGCCAAAATGAAGACTCGTAAGAGCTTCGCCAACAGCGGTGCCCCAGAAACCAATGGTCGTACCCTCACCTTCCTCGCCAACAGCGGAAAAGTAATGTGCGACGGACTCACCGTAGATTTGAAGACACTGAAAGCGCCGTTAATCGACGGCACTCTGAAACTCGTGTCCGACCTCACCGAGTCCGACAAACTATCCCTTCCGCTCCTGATCGACCACATGCCCAGTATCGAATGCCAAGCGGGTGCAATCACCCGACTTTGGATGACCGATGATGGGATGATGGCCGAAGCGAAGCTCAGCGAGGTCGATCAAGGCGAACGTATCCGCCAGCTTGCCGCCGACGGATGCCTGACCAACAGTTTCAGCATCACCGTTGAATTCAACCAGCGTCCCGGCAAGGACGGTATCATCCACGATGGCGAACTACTGGAAATCAGCGTCGTATATCGTGGGGCCGACCCAAGGGCCGCTTTCACCGCAATCAACAGCCGCAACAACAAGAATGGAGACACCATGAACCCGGAACTCCTGAAGAAACTGGCGCGTACCATCGCCCAGTTCAAACTCACCCCGGACGAGGCGGAACAGCTCACCGATTCCATCGGTGACATCATGCAGTCCGCTCTCGATGACATTACCGCTGCCATCACCAACCAGAAGGAAGGCGAGGGCGAGGGCGAGGGCACCCCGGAACCGGAGGAACCCGTGCAGACTTCCAGCGGTCGCCAGACCATCATCATCAACAAAGCCAACCACGCCGCCCACCAGTCGGGTACCGTGACGTTCTCCCACGACCGTAAGACGTGGCTTGACTCCGACGACGCCATGATCGCGTTCGAACGTGCCCTGATCGACACTGATAACAAGGGTGTCGAAGCATTCCACCGTGAGTGGGCTGACACCGTGAACCGTAACATGTCGGACACCGCATCGTTCGGCGTTGACACCACCAACGTGGACAAGTTCATCCCGACTGCGGCAATCACCACAATCGCGGACGCGCTGAACACGCGCGGTTCCGGCCTGTGGAATCTGCTGCGTAAGACCGGCATGGATCGTCTCACCATCGGTGGCAACATCGCCGGTCTGACTGAACGTACCCGCGCCCACGGCTACCCTGTGGACTCCTACGGCACGAAGAAGAAGGAACAGGTGCTTTCGTTCGTGAAGCGCGAACTTCAGGCCGATTACACCTACAAGTACATCACCCTTAACAAGAGCGATATCCGCCGCACCCAGCGTCCGGGCGCTCTGCTCCGCTACGTGTTGCAGGAACTCCCGAACTACATCGTCCAGACCATCGAACGTCAGATCACTCTTGGTAGTTATCCGGACATGGAGTATTTCCGTTCCGTCGTGACCGACGCAGCAGACAAGTCGTCCGAGTGGAATGGCAACCGTTTCGCGCTCTCCTACACCATGACAGATGACACTCCGCTGATGGACTTCGTGCGTGCCTCCCACATGGTTCGCGCGCAGGGCAACAAGGTGCTGCTGTGCAACGCTGACACCGTGGCTGACCTGCTGATGTCCGCGAACGCTAACGGAAATACGTACATTGCTCTCGGCGGTGACGATACTCTGGCCCGCGCCCTCGGCGTTAACCAGATCATTACCCCCGAATGGTGGACGGACACGGACGATACCACCACTAAGGGCGTCGTCATGGCCGCGTCCCACTATGCAGTGGTTGGCGATACCTCCATCGAGGCTTTCACCAACTTCGCGCTGTCCACCAACACTAACGAGTATCTTCAGGAAATCTACGCTGGTGGCGGTCTGGACGCGGAGAAGTCCGCCGTGGTCATCAAGCCGAAGGATAAGTGATGAACGCTGAAATGTACGCACGAGTCGGCGGCAAGTCACTCCCTCAAGGCAACGTGAACGTGGTTAAGACCATCAACTTTGTGGATGAAGAGGGTCAGCCTATCGGTAAGGCCGCTCACGTTGACCCGTCGTCCGGCACAGTAATGCAAGTGGTGAACGCTCTGATCGCCGCAGGCTTGATGGCGTCCTCCTGACCGACTATCCTAAAAGTAGCGGGACTGCACCGCAAAGGCCCTATCTCCTACAATGGAGGTAGGGCCTAACTCATTTCCGGAAGGATCAGACATGGACATCGACGCCAGTGTAATCAAACAAATTGAAGACGCCAACTACGCACGGTGGAAGGATGCCGCGCTCGCAGACCTCGCCAACATTCTATGCCAAAAAACCCTGTCCCAGCTTACTGATGATTACGTGGGAATCGTCGTAGGAGATGGCCGTCACATAGCCCTTTTGGCATGGTATTCGGAGGTGACCAACGTGCAGACCACAGACGGAGTGAAACTCGATTTCCATGTGAACTATAATATGAGCGACGGGTGGAAGCCAGAAACCAAGTACGCGAACTATCTGACCATCACGGAACGTCTTAATGTCGGCACGGTAGTCACCGTGACGGGAACGCACGGGTTCGCCAAGCTGCCCGCCCCATTATCTTCAGTATTGGCGGCTGTTATCGAGGCAGACCAGAACATTCTTGAACAGACCGACCGTATCACCTCGAAGAGTATCGAGGATGTGAGCGTGAGTTACGCAACGGTCAACGAGACTGCAATTGAACGTGCGTTGACCCCTTACCAGTCTCTTATCAGCCAATGGAGCCTATGCCATAACGGCGGAGATAGCGGCGGTATCCTCTCCATGCCTCGCAAACACCATAATCTGCCGTGGTGGTTGAACGCTCAGGATTACGTGGGAGGTGACTACGCTTATGGCAACGCTCTGTGACCCGTTCCGCTTGTTCCCTAACCAAATACAGACGGCGACGCTTTGGCGGTACACTGCTCCCGGTCTGCCGAACGAACGACTGGCCGACTTGCAGGTGATTGTGAAGCACTCCACCCAGTCCGACCAGCCGACTGAATACGGTTCGCGTATCAGCAGCCGACGCTTCCACATCCAAACTGACACGGTTCCCGAAAGTCTGCTGGGAAACATGGAACTATGGCCCGACCTGATGCTGGAACTGTCCGATGGCAGAGTGTACCAAGTCACGCAAGCCAGTCGCGGCGATGACATGGACATGGGTGAGACCCGGTTCATAACCGTGTATGGGAACCCGTATGGAAGGGACAGCATATGAGCTACCGGTTACAGTTGTCCGCTGATTGGGCGCGTAAGCTCTCCACCCAACAGTTGAACAAGGGTGGCGTGAGAATGATGACGGACATCCTCAAGATGGCCCGTCAGAACGCTCCAGTACTCACCGGCGCTTTGCGTAACAGTGGCCGTTTCCAACAGCTTTCCACCGTGAAGTGGCGTATCACGTTCGGCAACAGTCGCGTACCTTACGCACGTATCCGCGAACACACGAACCGGTTGCACCCGAACACGGTACGCTACCTCCAGCGGGCTAGGAACACCGCCGCTAGCCGTGCTAAATCATATTTCAACCTAGGATAGGAGCGCCATCATGATTGATTTGGCTATGTGCATGACCCTCCAGAACGAGGGTTTCGGCACTTACGGAAAGACATTGTTCTTCGGCACCAGCCCAGTACTGGACACGGGTAGCGTCACGAACGCCGAGGGCATCTGGGTCAACGCGAACACGGTTGACATCAACGGCGATCTGTACACCGATCAGCTCACTATCAGTAGCCGCTATTTTGACGTGATCGAACAAGGCCGTCTGATGCTCCGACTCCTGCACTTCATCAACAATCGACTACATGACTATTGCCAACTGACCTGCAACCCCATCGCTGATATAGACTTTGTATCAATCCGCGTGCATCCGGCTACCGCAATCGACATGGACGCCATCGACGGGGAAGGCCGCTGGGTGAAAAGCATCCGGTTCAATGTGGATTACAAACTCGACCCGGCAACGGTAGAATAGGAACCGTCCATTAGTCGCGCGTGTGCAGTCCCGCCCGACGAAAGGACATTACAATGGCCTCCTACCCCCTGATTGGCAAAAAGACCGTCTACATCGACGACCTCGTAATCAGCCCCGACTACGTGCAGGACGAAGCCGGTAGCATCACTCTGACTCCCGGCACTACCGAGGTTGCTTCGCAGTCCGGTACTATTAACGTGCCGAACGGTTCCTACAATGAAATGAGTTTCGAGCTGAACATTATCTGTCCGAGCGTCCGCTACCTCGGCATGCTGTTCCCCGAGCTGTATCATAACGCGAAGTTCAAGCGCGTTATCTCCGGTTCGCTGTCCGAGACGGGTCAGGTGCGTTTCGGCGGCAACGAATGCGTTTCAAACACTCCGCGTGACATTATCATTCATAACGTGTGCGATGGCCATTCGTCAGCGCAGGACTTCCGTATCTCGCAGGCGCTAATCAGCGCTGGTGGCGAGTTCACCGTGAGCCTGTCCGACCCGTTCGTGGTTAAGCTGTCCGGTTCGATGGCCTCCGGCGCGAACGGTGCCGTCGTCATGGGCGAACTTGATCTGGATAACCCATCGTACTACGACGAAGATTCCGGCACCATCAAGACGGAGAACGTTCAGGTCACCGCGCTTACCGCATCCCCGGAGAACATCTCGGGCAGGGTCGGCGATCATGTGACTGTGAATGTGATGGCGTCTCCGAATGGTGCCACTGGTACCATCACCGCCACCGTAGTTGATACTGCTAAGGCTGCCGCTACGGACAACGGGGATGGTACTTGGGATATTCAGTTTAAGCAGCCTGGTGCGGGTACCGTCACGTTCAAGGCTGGCGATGTTCAAACCGTGGTTAAGTTTAATGTCGCCGGTGCGTGAGCATAAGTAACGCCCGTCACCGTAGTTGGCATGGTCGGGTGGCGGGCGCTAGTTTTAGAAGTTTCCGAAGGGGAACAGTCCTATGATATCACACGAATGGAGCAACAATGACTACCCCTGTTTTGAGCATCGACACCCGAGAAGCGTTCCGCACCCTCACCGTGAAAATCGACGGCACCGTGTACACCATGCGACCGCTCGGCTCAAAGGATATGCTCACGATCTTGGATAATGCGGAGACTATTGACAAGCTGAGCGCTGGCGTGGCGAACCGTGAGACTTTAGAAACCGCTGAAAAGATTATCTTCCCGTTGGTCGAAAGCCTTATGAGTCCAGCTGATAAATTCTCCGAGTGGGCTTCACAGACCCGTAAGCGTAGCGACCTTGCCTATCAGCGTGCCATGACCGCGTTGTGCGGGCTTATGGCGAAGAACATCACGGTTGACATCAAAGGCGAATAATGAAGTCATGGGATAGCCTGCTTACTCCCGCCGAGCGGGAGGCGATGAAGAGTTACAAACAGAAGGAGGCGGCTCGCAAGCCGCTTCCGAGCGTTCACATCCTCGCCGAGCTTGGTGACTTGTATGGGTGGCAGGCTATCCGCGACGTGTTGGAAAACAACGTGTCTCCTTCCCTGATGATGAAACTGCTCAGGGAAGGGCGCCGTATCCGACGGCGGCGACTGGCGGAACAATATCTTATGACGTTCGATTGCATCGCCGCCGCGTTCAGCAAGCACGGCGACCGCAGGATTAACGCGATTATCAAAAAACTCGGGAAGGACGTGTGATGGCAGACTCGACACTGACTCTAGACGCCGAGATCAACACCGGCGATTGGAACGCTGGCGTAAAGGATATTCAATCGGGTAGCCGTCAAATCGAAGAGTCGGCGCGACATGCTGATGAAGCGTTTGGGAACGTTGATAAATCTTCAAGCAAGTCTTCCAGCGGGTTAGGGAAGTTCGGTGCCGCCGCCGGTGCCGTTGGCGGTCTTGTTTCCTCGGGTATCGGTATGGCTGTGGACGCCATCGGTGATCTTACCGGAGACATTATAGAAGCCTCCGACTCTGCGGACAAGTTCAAAAGCACGCTGAACTTCGCAGGACTGGATACGGGTACGATTGACGCGCTCACCGCCAGCACTCAGACTTACGCCGACCAGACTGTTTACAGCATCAGCGATATTCGCAACGTGACCGCACAGCTTGCCGCGAACGGAGTACAGGGCTTCGACAAACTAGCCGAGGCGGCAGGCAATTTAAACGCTGTCGCCGGTGGTAACGCGCAAACGTTCAGCTCGGTGGGTATGGTGCTTACGCAGACCGCTGGTGCTGGCAAGCTCACCACAGAAAACTGGAACCAGTTGGCCGACGCAATCCCCGGCGCGTCGGGCAAGCTTCAGGAAGCGATGCTGAAGAACGGTGCTTACACTGGGAACTTCCGCGACGCGATGGAGAAAGGCGAGATCAGCGCGGAGGAATTCAACCAAGCCATAATGGACTTGGGTATGACGGACGTTGCGAAGGAAGCCGCTACCAGCACCAGCACCATTGAAGGTGCAATGGGCAATCTGGAAGCGTCCGTGGTTGGTGTGGGTACGACGATTCTTGACCAGTTCAAAGGCCCGTTGACATCCGGTATCAGCATGTTGGCGCAGAAAATCAGCGGACTTAGCGGCGTGTTTACGGGACTAGTGCAGACTATCGGCCCGATTCTCTCACAAATCGGCACAACGTTCCAGACAGCGTTTCAACCAGTTGTGGGAATGGTGCAATCTCAGTTGCTTCCGGCGCTCCAGCCGCTTATGAGTGCCTTACAGAATATCGGCAATGCCATCATGCCTGCAATCCAGCCCATCGCATCAGGGTTAGCTACCGTGGCGAGCATCATCGTGCAAACTATGAGTGTCATCTCAACTGCCGTAACGCCGGTGATTAATAACATCGCCTCGTCGATTCAGACGGTGCTTCCGGCGCTCCAGCCGCTTATGAGTGCTTTACAGAATCTCGGTAATGCCATCATGCCTATTATCACGGCCGCAATCCAGACCATTGCACCAGTGTTGTCTACCTTGGTGAGCAACATCGGGCAAACTATGAGCGTCATCGCGACTGCTGTAACGCCTGTGATTAATAACATTGCTGCGTTGATTCAGGCCGTGCTACCCGCCATCCAATCAGCGTTCCAAATCTGTGGTTCTTACATTCAAGGCGTCATCAACGCGGTTTTCCCATTCATCCAAACGATTGTCACATCCGTTATGAACGTTATTAACGAGATAATCACCACCGTATTGGCAGTGATTAACGGTGATTGGTCTGGAGTATGGGAAGGTATCCAGAATATCGTTTCCAGTGTTTGGAACGGTATCCAAAGTATCGTTTCCGGTGCCATCAATGCAGTGTCAGGCGTCATATCAAGCGTGTTGAGCGGTATTAGCGGTATTTTCAGCAGTGTGTGGAACGGCATCAAGGGCGCGGTAAGCAGAGCATGGAGTGGTATCACCAGTGCTGTCAGCAGTGGTGTAAGTTCGATGATGAATTTCATCACTAGTATCCCGAGCCGTATTATGGGCGTGTTTAGCGGAGCTGGATCATGGTTGCTGAGTGCAGGCAAGAACATTATTCATGGTCTGATTAACGGTATCAAGAACGCCATTGGCGGAGCCATCTCAGCAGTCAAAGACGCTGTTGGCGGTATCATCGATGGGGCTAAGAGCCTGCTGGGTATCGCGTCCCCGTCTAAGGTATTCGACCGTGAGATAGGTAGGATGATTCCGGCTGGTCTTGGACGTGGCGTATCTGAGAACGAGCGTGCGGCCACTCGTCCGGTGGAAGACATGGTGAATTCTCTTCTGCCGTCGTCCATCGTGACGCCCATGCCAGTTATGTCTAGCCCGGCGCCTGTGAACATGAACAGTGGCCCGCGTGTGAGCGCGCCTATCACGGTGAACGCGCTTGACCCGAACGCGGCCGCTCAAGAGACTGTGAGGGTGATTAATTTCCACTACGTGTGATGTGACAAGCCGCGCGGGTAGACTGAGGGTATGGCTATCTTTACCCTTGACCCGCGCGATGTCCGTTTGACCCTGAACGGTTTCCCCTTGTATGGGACTGACTCATACGGGTGCGAGTGGCATGTGACGTTTCAGAATGTTTCGGGATTGTTCGACGGTGTTGGTTCGACCTTGCAGACCAAAAACAAAGCATGGTCGGATGGCTGGTTTAGCAATATTCCAGTGGCTCAGGGTCGCTCGATCAGTGTTGAGGGTCATATTATCGGCAAATGCACGGAAAACTGCATCAACGCTTGGGATGCGTTCAAACGTTCGTTTAATATCACCAGTCAGTCGCTTGTCGTGGAGTTGGGGAACATCAGCCGTCAGGTGCAGGTCATGCAATCGTCTTCCGCTCCGCTGGTGGAGTGGGCTGGTGTGAACATTCTCAAATTCAGTATCGGGTTGACCGCTTTGGACTCGTATCTTTACGATACGCAGTCGGTGAACGGCAATACTGGTTTGCCGCACACTCAGGGCGGTATGACGTTCCCCTATCATTTCGAGGACATCGATACTGGCAGTGAATCAACGTGGGTGTGGTCTGAAACAATCGTGTCGGGTAGCGTGCCCCTCAATAATACGGGTAGTGCTCCGAGTCCGGTGACTATTCGTATCGATGGGCCTGTGGTCAATCCGCAGGTTGAGCATAGTCCGAGTGGACATATCATGGCGTTTGATCTCAGTTTGGGTGATAATCATTACATTCTTATCAACGGTGCCACGCATGAGATTCTTATTGATGGCACCGATCCGGCACGTGGCAGTGTGACCAGACGAGAATGGAGTTACGCGGAGTTAGGTGAGAACATTTGGATGTTTAGTGCAGAGAAACCATCTAATAACGCACGGATGACGGTCACGTTCAACCCGGCTTACATCTAAGGAGGTGCTGGATGCCTTTTATTTCTAACCGATTGCCGCAGTCGAACGGCTTATACTCGGACACGGCGCGTGTGCTGTGGCAGCGTTCCGGCTTGCAGTTCGTCGCCGTCACGTTGAACGACGGCACGGTGATAGCCGAACTCCCCGACCTGCAATTAACCCACCTGACGTACCGTTTCGAGGAAACAACCAGCGAAACGGCCACGCTCCCGTGGCGCAATGCTCCACGAAACTGGGATGAAGCCACCACCCCATATCAGGGCGCCATACTTCTGGTGCGCGAATCCACTGTGTTGTGGGGCGGTATCGTGGTCAAACGCGAGCGTGCAATGCGCGGAGACGGATTAACACTGACGTTGGCAACCGTCGAACACTATCTCGATAACGTGTACGTGCAGGATCATACTTATACGAATCGTGACCAGTGCGAGATCGTGGAAGACCTCGTAACCACCACGCTTAAAAACCACCGTTTCAATCTCGTTGTCGAAGCGTCCCCGAGTAGCGTCAAACGTGACCGCACGTATGAGGCGGAAAGCGACAAGACCCTGCTAAGCGTGCTGCAAGAGCTTGCCAACGTGCTGAACGGGCCGGAATGGTGTACATCATGGCGTGCCATCAACGACGGGCATTATGAACCTGTGATGACGGTCGCCGACCATATCGGCTCCATCACGCCAAGCACGACATTCGATGAAAGCGTTATGACCACGTTCACCCTGTTGGAGGATTACACGAACGGGTATGGCGCTAACGCGGTAATGGCTGTGAGTACGGCTGACGCTGGAGACCGCCCGCAGTCCGATTGGATGATCGCAGACCAGCCTAACAGGCCCATGCTGGAATATGTGTTCCAACCGTCCACCAGCATCACGAACAAGAGTACGCTGAACGAACACGCCAAGTCGTCGCTGTTGCAGATGCAGAACGGTACCCAGACCATCACTATGGGCTTGAGTCTGCTTTCCGCTCCAATGGTGTATGAGGAATGGAAGCCGGGCGACCTCATATCGTGGACAGTGGAGGAAGACGCCGAGCATTTCCCCGACCATAATCACGGTACCGCCCGTATCATCGGGTACGAGATAGATTTTAGTCAGGCGTGGACCATCACACCTATATTGCAGCAGGAGGACACGAATGCCGAGCAAATTCAAGTTCAGTCTAGATAGCGCGGACGCTACAGCACGCCAGTTCTCGGACATTAAACGCCAGTTGCAGGAACTGCCGCCGAGCATCGTCAACAGCGTTAAACCTATGGTCGATCAGATCACGAAAATGTATGAGGAAGTGCAGACGCTGACGAACAATCTTGACAAGCGTGTGCAGGAAAGCATCACTCGCAACAGCTATACCCGTGCCGAGATTGACGTTAAAACTCAGACGTGGAACTGGGGTGTATTGGCTCCCAATCGTGGTGGTACTGGTATCGCCAACGCTTATAACAATGTGTTTGCGTCAGGCTCTTGGCGCGCGGTGTGGGTGTTGTCTGACGGTACTATGGGCACGGCTCAGTCGATTCGTGCAGTGAAGACCGATATCGTGGACGCGGACGACTATATTCCCGTTGCCGCTCTCCGCAAGGTGAAGTGGTGCATATATCGGATGAAGGATGATAAGAACCTGAATCTTGATGACGCGCAGCCGTTGGTCGGCATGATCGCCGACGATCTGGATGAAAACGGATTGGGGTTCTTCTGCGAATACGATGAAGACGGCACGCTGGTAGGTATCAACTACCCCATGCTTGGTGTGGCGGCGCTCCGACTCGCTCAACAGGTAGCGGATGAATTGGACGCGCTCAAAGCTAAGGTTGATGCTCTATCCACTGACAAAGATAAAATGGTCGTAGACGATTCGGAGGAATGATTATGGCTATCATCATGCACCCGCTTACCGCGAAAAACGGTTCCCCGGAGTATACGGCGGACGATTACAGGCATGCCATTAACCCTCTATTAGTACCGTCCGATGGTACTGCGTTCAACGGTTTGTCTGGCATCCGTTACGGTTCCCCGAGTCCTCTGGTCACGGTGAGCGGCCTGACTGTTACGGTCAAGCCTCATTGCGGTACCATCAGCCCGTGGGACAGTCTCGGAGCGTACACTTACGCCATTACCACCAATACGACCGTGCAACTGGCGGACTCCACCAACGGTTACAAGATCGCGGTTACGGTGGAAGACCCTTCGCAGTCTCATGGTACGACTCCGCGCGGCCAGCTCAAGGTGTTTAGTGCGGGTACGCCTGACTCGAATATCAACGGTCTTGTGATTGCCGAAGTGAACGCTGGTGTGGTGTCTGATGTGGCTCCGATGATTCGTAACAGCGCTATCCTGATGGCGCATAATCTTGAACAGCTTAACACCATTGACGCGGTGGATGGGCAGGAGGCTGTGACTATTGCCGATAATGCCCATTATGTATGTGCTGAGGGCCAGTGGGTTGCCTCGTATTACTATCAGCATTGGACTAATTGGGATTTGTTCATCAATTATTTGGCGCGTATTGTCCGCGTCGAATGCAATGGCGCGAAAACTGGCTCAGGCTCGTGGGATACTATAAATGCTCCGTTCAAGGTTCCAGATAAATGCGTTCCAAAAAGAAAGTTAAACACTTCAGTGGTTGTCCAGAACGGAGGTTCCGTTACGAAAATGTTATCTGTTGACACAGATGGGACTGTTACGTTGTCTAATCAGGGCGGGGCAGGTTCGGCGAATCCTTGTTTGGGTGGGATAACGTATATTTACTAGTCAATCTTTCCTGTTTTCAGTTAGATTCTACACAGTTGTATGTGGTGGCAGAATGCCTCACATACAACGTCGGGGCATGGAGTACTGCCGCGTTTTCGTACACTATCAAGTGACAGTTAGTTTTCGCCTGCTAAGTCTTCAAGCGATGCAATACGGTCGCGTAGATCATCAGGCAACGACGGTTTAGGATAATTCTCCAAAAATTCAGGTTCGATAATCTCGCAGAACTTCGACAGCCAGTGTCCCAACGCGCGAATATACCCAGTCTCAAGGTCAATCGTGTATTGCATCTCATCACGGGTCTTGATTAGTGCGCTTATTTTCTGGTCTTGGGCGTCGATCTGCCGTTTCATTTCCCCTTGAGCGGACACTAAAGCTTGATACGCGCTGGTCAAGTCTGATCTACGGTTGGCTAGCCATGTTATGAGTCCTCCGAGTGCTACGCCGCCTACGCCGATGATTGCCGTGAGAATTTCCATCATGATTTCATCTTAGACCGTGAAGATAATATCCATTATCATGAACAGTGGAACATGGGATGATGTCGTTTATCATGTAAAGACGGCAATTGGGAGATGTGGATTAACTTTGGATGGTAACTACCACGGCACAATTTCAGTAGGCCCGTATATGACACCCAATGACGTGTTCCGCCCATTGGTGAGCTTCGTCGTTCCGATTCCGGAGAATATCGAAGTGCGAGCAAAGGGCGGTATGCCACTATAACGAGATTACAGGTTCCGGTTAATCCTAGTTACGGTGAACTCCGTAAAACCGCCGACAGCCGAAACGAAATTATCCCCCATACCCAACGAGATAACAGTGTTATCCGGGATATTGTAGACAACGGTCGGAATGCTTAATGCCGTATATTCATGCCAGTCACTCTTTGAGAACGAAATATGAGTGTCGATGTACTTGTTCCATACGTTTCCGGAGTACCGTCGAAACCACACCGTAGGTTTGTCTGTATGATCGTACTTGACGTTAAGGAATGCGCTAAGCATGTACCATCCACCGTGCAGAATATGGCAGCAGTTTATGTTTCCGAACTTCGCCAATTCCACGTTTTGAGTGCGTCCGAACGATGTGACGCGGGACGAGAACGTAAATTCATACCAGTTGTTAGAATTCATGTATCCGACGGTTTTGAACGTGTCCGACGAGTCAAATAACTGTGAAGAAGCCCACGTTCCATTGTTTCTGACATAATGGGCATTGTCGACCATAATAATATCGATTCGTTCGATGATAAGATGATCTTATGAGACGTTTCAAACGGTGTCTGATCCTTGTATTGCTGTTCGCCGTCGTCTCGTTGATAGTCCACGTCCTGATGACGGCCTACGCCGTTTTATGCATGGCGTGGCTGTTCTTCTACACAATCAATCTATAGGAGGAATTTCGATGGCTTTGAACGGTATCGACATTAGTAATTGGCAGGCTGGTATCGACTTGTCTGCCGTACCGTGTGATTTCGTTATTAGTAAGGCGACGGAAGGGTGCTGGTATGTGTCAGCTGATTGCGCTCGACAGGTGGAACAGGCGTTAAGTCTGGGAAAGTGCGTGGGCGTCTACCATTACGCCAACGGCGGTAACGCCGTCTCCGAAGCTGACTTTTTTGTGAACAATTGCGCGAATTGGGTCGGCAAGGTCGTATGGTGCTTGGACTGGGAGCAACAGGGTAACGGACTGGTCGGGTCTGGCGCGTCTGCTCAGCAGTGGATTAGGTCGTTCTGTGACCGCGTGTACGAGCGTACAGGCTCCCAGCCTATCGTCTACGTGGGAGCGTCCATGCTTAACGACGTGCAGAACATTGGTGATCGTGGATTGTGGGTAGCCCAGTACGCGAATATGGACGCTACTGGGTATCAGGATACGCCGTGGAACGAGGGCGCATATGCGTGCGCTATCCGCCAGTATTCGGGTAATGGTCGTCTGCCCGGATATTCAGGCAGTCTTGACCTTGACAAGTTCTATGGTGATGTTGACGCTTGGAATGCGTATAAGGCTGGTCATTCGAGTGTGACCAACGTGCCGACCCCTTCCGCTCCTGCTCCGTCTACTCCCGCGTCTGGCACGTACACTGTGCGCTCTGGTGACACGTTGAGTGGTATCGCGTCGATGTATGGGACTAGCTGGCAGGTGCTGGCGCAGATTAATAATCTGTCTGACCCGAATCTGATTTATCCGGGTCAGGTGCTGAATATCAATGGCACTGCCAATACGGTTCAGCCCGGTAGCGGCACGTATACGGTGCAGTCGGGGGACACGCTGAGTGGTATCGCCGCCAAGTTTGGGACTTCGTGGCAGACTCTCCAGCAGCTTAACGGCATTGCCGACCCGAATCTGATTTATCCGGGTCAGGTGCTGAAACTGCCGGGCGGAGCACCGTCACTGTCCGTTACACCGTCACCGTCCGTTACGACGTACACTATCCAGCCCGGTGACACATTGAGTGGTATCGCCGCCCAGTACGGTACCAGTGTTTCCAATCTGGTGGCGTTGAACGGTATCGCCAACCCTGACGTGATCTACGCGGGCCAGACAATCCGCATCAAGTAGACTATTCGATAGGAGGTTTATTATGAGCATTAATACTGGTGAGCCGACCAAGGACACCGAGATCAATAACGAAGTGGCGGACGGCAATGATAATTACGTGCCGACGTTCAACGCAGCGACTCGTAAGTGGGCGTATCTGGTTTCCGGACTGGTTGGTATCGCCGGTGCGGTGCTGAGTTTCGTGAGTGCCGTGCCGGACATGCCGTCGTGGGTGGCTGTGCTGGGTGGCGCTTGCGCTCTGGTCGGCTCCGGCGTGGCGGGAATGTTCGGCGTCCACTACGCAGGCATCTCCAAGTGAGGTGATGATGATGATTGCATTGCTTGAGGTCAATCAAGCAATCATGCAAGGAGCATAACCAATGTTCGAAACATTCCAAACCATCATCAACGCCGGAGGCTATGACCTCGCTGACCTCACCGGGCGCCTCAAGACCATGTACGTGATGGGCGAACTCACCGAGCAGGAGATGAAACAGCTACTCGAACAGGCGCAGACGAACGCCAAGCCCGACGATTCCTACGCCCCATTGGCCGAGCGCGTGAAGGCCATAGAGGAATGGGAGACAACCGTCGAAGAGCGTCTGAACAAGCTGGAAGCCGATTCTCCGACCGAACCCGGCGAACCAGAGAAACCAGCCGACAAGTGGCCGGAATACAAGCAGCCTACCGGAGCGCACGACGCCTATCACGTAGGCGACAAAATCACCTACAACGGGAAGCACTACACGTGCATCTACGACGGTTGCGTGTGGACCCCGGACGCTTACCCGCAGGGGTGGCGTGAGGAAGCGTGAACCACATCTACACTGGTGTTTCCAAGTGGTAGACTGGTGTTGCTCCTTTCGAGCGATGGTGTGATGACCGATTAAATTAGCCCGGCACTGGTCTTGATGACTAATGCCGGGCTAGTTTTTTTTAGTTGTTTAGCAGATACTCACGGTTCCTGTATTCACTTAATGCTGGAACGGTTTCTGGATGATCGTTGTAGGCGCTGACCAGCCATCCTTTTACGTATGATTCCTTTGGGTGGGCGTGGATGCGTGCGTGGCATCCCATAGTACCCGAGCCGCAGACGGTAATCAGGTTGCTGGGTAGGTTTAATCCTTCCCAAGCGTGTGAGCGCATACGCCTGTGGTGCATGTTGAAAGCGGAGGAGCTCAACGTTCTCCCGCAGATGAAGCATCTGCCGTGGTCTCGGTGGAACACTTTCATACGGGTTTCGATATCAGGGTCTGTTTTGCTCACTCGGATACTCCTTCGCAGTGGAAGAAGTACAAGGTTATCGGGGAGACGAGTTTGAAGAAATATTGCCTATCGGTGTCTGTCTTGCATTCATGAATGGCCGTGATCTTAACGCCTTCAACGCTGCCCAGAACGTCGTAGAGTTTGAGGAACGCTTTGGCGTCTTTAATCCCGATTTGTCCGAACGTGAGTTCCTGTCCGAGTCCTTGGGTGTCGATGATTTCTTGTGCTTGTGGGGTTTTCTGTAAGAGGTTGATGATCGAGGTCAGATAGTTGATGGTATTCATTGTTGCTCCTTTGGTGTGATGATGATTGGATTAATCGTGCAAGGTTCTAGTCTTTGGTCAGGATGTCATAGCCGAGTTGTTCGGCTAGTCGTAACCGGTATTGTTTTTGTGGTTTGCGGCGTCCGTTTTCCCACATGGCTATTACGTTTGGGCTGGATACGCCGATTCGTTCGGCTAGTTCAGCTTGTGAATATCCGTGGCGTATCCTCCAGTATTTGATGCACTGGCCGATGGTTACGCGGTCGCTGATGGTCGTATAGTCAACTGGGATGTTGCCGATGTTCTGTCGTGTGAAGAACTGGCCGGTCTGGCTGTCCTGTTCCACGGTGACTTCTTGACCGTTGATTACGGTTTTGATTTTGTTTTGCTTGCGCATGTTTTACCTTCCTTTTTCTGTTTCGCCAAACAGCTCACTAATGGCTTCTCGACCGTCGTCGGTCAGCGCGACCCGCCAGCAATGACGGTGCTGACTGTTCACACCCTCCCGATCGACACGGTACACATGACCGGAACGCTCAAGCTCGATCATGCGCGTCCTCAATCCCTGCGGAGTATCGTCATACTTCGCTAAAACCGCCATACGTTCGATTTCCTCATGGGTAAGCGGTCGCTTAGCCACCCAAAGAATCAACAGCACATGCACCTGTTGTCTGCTGAACATCACGCCACCGCCGTTTCAGCCGAGTGGCGGAGGAACGCGGCCATGCCAGCGGCCACAATCAACCCGGCCACCCACTTGACTCCGAACCGTACCCCGTTGATCTTGGCTGCCATCGCCCATACCGGAAGCGACATCCACGGGCTGAGACACCAGCCGCAATAGGCGAGTTCTCCGAGACTGTCCACGTAATCCTTGGCCCACGTGGGGAGCGAGTTGGACAGGTTCTCGGTCTTTATGGTCAGCTTGTGGCGGAGCGCGGAGAACATATAGCCGGGGCCGGGCGAGAGCTGTATGACAGTGGTTACGTATCCAGCCGTGATTCCAGCCGAAAGCACAGCAGTCCACCAATTGCCATTAGTCTTCATCGGTTTTCCTTTCCTCGTGGCGACGCCAGCAGTGATACCGATTGTTGTAGTCCGCGTATAGGGTTTCGTAGAGTTGTTCCGCCTCGTTGGTGGCCTCGTCGTGGTCGAACCCGTGCTGTTGCAAGGCGTATTGAGCGGCACCGACCCAGATGGAGCGGCGCACGTGCTGATACCAACGGTCAAACAGTTTGCCGCACACCTTGTCATGCTTGTTGTCTCCGAGAAAGTCGGCAACGCTCTCCACCACGAACTTACGCAGAGTGTTTACGGTGATATGGTTACGGTCGAACAGTTCCAGCACGTCGCTGGTTAAAATGCTATTCTTCATTGGGTTCCTCCTCTTCTTCTGGTTCGTCGTCGTCCGCTAGGTAATCGTCAAGGCTGATGTCTTGCGGCTCGAAGTAAATCAATCCGTCCAGCAAGATCATCGGGTAGCGCACGATTACGCCTTGATCTTTGGCGATTGTACGTATCGCCCGGGCGGTGGAGCTGCCCGACGATACGATGCGGAGCCTACGCCCCATCTGTTGGGCGTACACGCGGCACGTCATCAGATAAACGGCGCTCTGCCGCTTGCATGTGGGGCATCCGTCGAATAGTGCGAACATGTCAGGGCTTTCCAGAATGGTTGCGGTCTTCATCAGAACGTCACCCCCAGAGCGTCGGCCAGCACATCGGAGATATGGAGCGTGGCCAACTGGCAACGCTTATGGTTTTCGATCTTTTCGGTGATGTCCTTACGGTACACGGGGATGACCTGATGGTTTGCAGTTCCGACCACGCGCGGGTCAAACATCGAGAAATACAGGACTTCCAGCGAATCGCACACCACGAAGTATTGCAGCACCTGTGCCTTATACTGGTCGGGGATGAAGTCGAAGCCGGTCGCCTTGGAGTCCAGAGTGTACTCGGGCAATACCTGTTCAATGACGTCCACCAGTTCGGGTTTCAGGTTAACGATATGAGATCGCATGGCGTCCGTGTGCATCATCCACGGCACTACCGTCTGCAAATGGTAGGCTGAGCCGAGCGACTTGCATTCGATGGCCCATGTCGGCTTCTCAGTGTTCTCGTAGGCGTCTGGACTGCACGCGATACGGTTGTCGTCGTCACTCTCCCAGATACCGCAATCGGGGACGCAATCGACGGGGTTGAAGCCAAGCGTTTTGAGGGTGATCTGGATGTTCTCGGGTTCGAGACGGTGGCCGCGTTCCATCGGCGGTTCACCGTCCGCTGGTTCGGCCCACAGTTCCGCTAGGAACTTCCAGAAGTCCACGCCGACCTTAAGCCGCTTGTTCTTGGCTTCGGCGTTCACGATCTTCTTATCGTAGTTCTGGGCCTTCGTGTAATACTCGTTGGCTTTGTCTGGCGTCTTCGCCTTCTTCGCTTGTTCCAACGCCTTGTCTCGGTACTCTTTAAGTTCCTCTACGTCGGTCTGAACGTAGTGTTCCAAGGCGAGTCCGCCGCTTTTGGTGCCGGTGATACGGCCCACTCGTTCGTCGAGCCATGCCTCGGTTTCGTGGGCTTGAGATACATTGATGATCTTCATTGTGGTTGTCCTTTCGGTTGGGTGTGGGCGGGTGACGAGTCCCGCCCACAAGTCTTCTATCTTGAATATGGAATGTGATTACTGATAATGGTTTGTGTTCAACTCCTTTTCACGCCTCGCTTTCGCAGTCGGAAAGGTCAATATCAAAGCAACGCGCAATATAATCGAAGTTCTCACGCTGCTCATCAGCCGTCAACGCCCGAACGAGATTATCCAGCAGCGTTTCCGCGCCGAGCGAGTCAAGCAGCTTGTCGAAGGCAAGTTCGTTGTCAAACATTTCAGATACTCCATTCCAGCTCCCTTATTAGAACAAGAGGGCTTATAAATCGGTTTGTTTTAAGCAAAACCCCAAAAGTGCGCCAACGCGAAATGCCACTTACATTCGGTTGACGGCGTTCATCAGACTGTTCAGGTCGGTTTGCGTGAGTCCATTCCATCCCCTGACCCGACGTTTCAGAGTGCCGTTGATGAAGTCTCCGCGCTCCGCAGATGTGATATTGTGCGCATCCATAGCCTTGACCAGATCGGCGTACTGTTCGGCGCTGATCGCACGGTCTGCGGTCTCGTAACGCTGCTTGGCATATGCGCCGTCGTCGTCCTTATCGGGGAAGATGCCCAACACCGCGTAGAGACTATAGCGGCGGGCGTAAGTGATCGCGCTGCCTACCTGCTGCGGGTCGCCTGTCACGAAGAACGGGTAAGAGCAAGCCACCATTTGTTCTTCATTATCGAAGATAATGGTCTCTACTGTTCCGATGGACTGTCGCGCTTCTCCCGTGTTGTTGAACGTGACGCGCTGGCTGAATGCCAGCCCGTGTTTCTCGAAAACGGGTTTGATGGTCTTGAGTATCGTGGCGAGGTTGAGATACTTGTAAGTCCGTTTGCCTGCCTGCGCGGTTTCGTCGGTGACGAAGTTGGGGACTTCGTTGAGGACTTGCATGAACTTGTTACTGAGGTTATTGGTTGCCATTACATTGTTCCTTTCCGCTAGTAGTGTGATGATATGATCAGTATATCATATGTTGTTTGATATTGCAAGTTAAGAAAAAGGCGTCTCACCCCAGTCTTAAAAGACGGGGCTTGCGCCGCCAATTTCGGTCAGAT